ATCAAGCTTGGCTCGGTATTGCCTCCTAGAGGTTTCCACCGAATTCACGGGATTTGCAGACGTAGATGTTCATCTGCTTCAGCATTGCATCTGCTGCCTGAACACTGTTCAATGCTGAATTATCAGGTCGCAGCTATATAACCTGATCGAACGTTACTGAGGCCATTGTAGAACCTTTCACCTACCATTTAATCATGGATAGGATAGCTGAATTGCCTCCGAAATGGAGGGCTTAATTGGGAACCTGGTTATCAAAGAACTGACCGGCTCAGCTATCGCCACTTGCAATACAGCTATCCAACTTTACCAAGACTAATAAAAGCCTACAATTATTCCCGAAGTGTTATTACATAATCGATCGTGGCTCCGGGATTTGCGTTCTGAAATGCTAAGCATAAATATCGTGCAGGAAGGCAGGTAGGAAGTGTATAGGGGCTAGGTAGTGGATTAGGAATGGAATTCCATCCTCCGCCATTCACTAAACTAGGATATACAGGAATCCATCCCACCGGCATCCCAGATTCGTCAATTAATCCCGAGAACTGGACGGCAGCACCGCAAGTAGTACCATTTGGTTTAACTTGTACAGAGAATGCATTATAACCAGATATATCTACCGCTTCAGTATTATAATACCCTGCAGGACCAGCAGGTACCACAAACGTCTTCGTAATCGTGGTAACTTGCTTTGCCATTATCCTTCTCCCAAACAGATTCCAAGGTTTAATGTCCCAGGGCCACCCGTTGCGGTAAATGTTACTCTTACATACTTGGTGCATGTGCTGAAGGGTAAAGCAATCGGAATATTTATCCCACCAATGACAGCAGATCCTATCGAAGACCAACCTGTTGGTGTGTCCGGAGGTGAGGTGTTGTTAAAAATATCTCCCAACGTCGCGCTGGTCCTTTCAACGTTGATTGTAGACCCGGCCGAAGATGTATTGACAAATGCTTGAATTCTTCTATATCCCTCAGCAAGAAATACGGCCGAAACCACCTGGTTCAGGATGACGTTTCCATTATATATCTGTACATTAACTTGTTTAGACATATATTACTCCTGCACCGTGGTGACCATAACCGCAGTCGCGCTGCCAATACCAAGGCTAATATTTACGCGATATCGAATAAATTGATTACAAAGCGGCGGCGGAGATGAACCAGACCAACCAGTCCAAGTACCGCTAAAGGCCCCTGAAGTCCCAGAAATTATGTACTGCGCGGGTTCATAGGGTCTTCCGTTTTCATCTGCTATAGTAGTCAATATTTCTATATTGCCGGAAAACCCCATGCCAGTAACATAGTATTGATAACTGAGACGGCTATACCCCGCTACACTCGTCCACGGGGTTAGAATATTGCCACTTGGAGCGGTAAACGGAACCTGTATCAAAAATGTGGTTTGCTTAGCCATTAGCCTTGCTCCGTTATATACACTATTACGGCTCCGCCTCCCACCACCGGAGCCTCTTGATACCTAATCCGAAGCCATTTTGCACAAATCGGAATGATACCAGATGGCTGCCAGAGTGCCGCGCTAGATACATTTATAAGGCCGAGATCCATCCAGCTTGTGGCGTCAGGAGTTCCATCCGGATTTTCTACACTGGTTAGTTGGATTAGGATATCCCCAATGTTCGCATAGAACCCTTGCAATAAGATGTTCTTATATCCGCTACAATCGATTGCTTGGCTCACAATATCGCCGGAGATCGCGTCGGTCGATCCATCTAGTAGTTTAAAACTTGTTTGTAGAGGCATGTGGGTCTCCTAAAAATCATTATACCATAAAAAGACCAATAACACCAGAAACGCAATAGAAAAGATCCTTAAACGTTTTAATCGGATTTTAATCACTTGTAAAGTAAGGAGGTTGAAATGGAAACACTTAGAGTGATCATCGGTACTATCGTTTGGCTCGGATCAAACTGGGTCGTCAACAACTGGTGGTATACCAGAATCCTTAAGATGGAGTGACAATGTCGAAGAATTCAGAGTGGCCGCCCCTACTCGTTCGGATCAATCCAGCTGTTATGGATATCTTGAAATTCCATAAGGATCGAACGGGAAATTCGGTTACTTCCATGGCTAGAGATGCTATCGAGCGCTATGCTTACGAATTGGAGAAGAAGTATGAAGGAGTATCCCGGGAGGACCCAGATGAGTAACCTAGATGCTGAACTTGCACTCATAAGTCAAAATAGGCGGTAGAAGGCTCGTCCTTTGACCTTAACATTCTCTAACACAGTATCCCTTCTCTTGGAGATACATCAGCAAAAGACACGCAAAACGCATACCGAGATCGTGGAGGAGGCTCTACTCGCTTATCTGAGTCCTCCTTCGAAGTAAGTCGACCTAGCGATGGTCGCATCTTGGGCTCCTCGGGACTCATCCTGGGGGGCCCAAAACGTATTCTTTTCACAATTTCTTCACGGGTTTTCACAATTTGAGTGCAAAATTGTGAAACGTTCTAAGCTAAGCGGGACGCGGGTCTCCGCTTCTTTTTCACAATTTTCACATATTTAAGGAAGTTCTTACGCGAAGAAAATTCCGGTTCCGGATCCATCCCTTCCTTTTTCTTTTTTACCGACCGCCCAAAATATGTGAAAATTGTGAAAAAACGTCGCTCGTTTAAGCGGGACGCGGGTTTCCGCTTTCACGGGTTTTCTGTAAAAGTGTGAAAACCCGTGAAAAAATTGTGAAAAGCCGGTAGGTAGTGTAAAATTATAGGGCTTTAATAACCCTATAAGGGTAGGAGGCACGACATGAAATCTCAGATCATGACATTTTCGGCAGATGAAGAGACCAGGGCTTTGCTCTGGCACCACAAGCAGGTTTACGGGTCGAATTACTCGGCTCTAATCCGCAAGGCACTGGCCGAGTACAAGAAGAATCACTGGGAGCAGTTCTCGGCTCAGGGTATTATCACTGAGGAGGCGCCATACAATGTCGGCTAATCTAGATCTGGACTACGAATACGAAGCCCACTGGCATTTCTTGATGGAAAAAGAGCGCCTTGAACGTTTAATCGATTTGGATTTAGACCACGATTTTTGGATGCACGAGATTTCCAATACAGTTCACTAACAATTCGGCCCGGGGTCATCACCCCCCGGGCCGAAACCAGGCCACCGGAGGGCCTAGCCATGACTACATCTGATATAATTTACACAGACGATCAAAAGTCTACAATACCAGGCTTAGTTCGAATTTCTGAGCTGAGCAACGATATTCTATTCCCGAACGGAGAGTGCAACAAGGCCCACATCACCAAAGTCTTTACAGATCTCGGAATTCCGGTCATACCCGTAAAAAGCCCCATGAAGACCTGGGATTCGCAGCGCGGCGAGATGTATCAAATCTGGCAGGACGCTTCCAAAGATCCTTCACTACTTACCGGGCCCAACGCTGAAGGTTACGAGGATTGGAACGCATATTTTAAACACCCGGTCGAAATTGAGTGGCAGAATAAACCACATATGGATCCACGTGCCTGGGATCGTAATGAGATCCTCTACACCTACGAATTCCAGGGTAAGAAGTGCGCCAAAAAGGGAAATCCGGATTTTAACATCGGTTACCCCGTTGAGTGTGGGATCGTCGTCGTTGATCTCGATATGAAGAATGGAATAGATGGGATCAAGGAATTCTGTGAAGTCCTCGGAGTTAAGAGTATCCGGGAGCTAGGCAAGTTCTATGCTACACGCACTCCGTCTGGCGGCATCCACATTCCGTTCAAGACCGATGAGATATACAGCAATACTGCGGGTCAGATCGCACCTGGTGTCGATATTCGCTCGCTGAATGGTTTCGTGATGCTTCCGGGGTCGTCCGTACCCACTCCGTCGGGTTGGAGCCACTACACGATCGCTTCTTCAGGTCCGATCCCCACGATTCCTGAGCGTCTGGCCGAGCGTCTCAAGGCTATAAAGGCCAAGCCGAAGAAGCTGGCGCGCGTCGTGGGGTGCGGGAACGCCGACGACGGCCTTTCCGAAATCTTAAAGGACGAGACGCACTCAGAGCCGATCCGTAAGGGAACGCGCCACGACAGACTCAAGGCGGCCTTCTCTGATCTACGTGGCATGATTGAAGATGATGACCAGTTCGAGGCTGCCTGCAGGAAGTACGTTGATCACCACGAAGTAGGTGGTCGTGGCAAAATCGACACCCGCAATCTGATTGAGTATTTCGTTCAGAAGGAATATACCGGACCTGTCAAGCTCGATGTGAGCAAGATGGACTGGTGCTCAATGGAGAACGTGGACGACCTTCCGAAGGAGGAGAAGGCTCAGATCAAAGGGAGGTTCCTTTTAGGCGATGATGCCGAATTCGCTAAGGACTTCATCTCGCAAATCGGTGCGGACAAGATCGTCTATTCCCAGTTCACTTTCTGGAAGTTTAACGCTTCTAAGGGTATATGGGAGCGCTACGAGACCATCCGCAAGGATATTCTAGACCAGTACTCGAACGTTTGGATCGACAAGAAGCCGGTTCGGATGGGTGCCGCTCGCGTCATCGGGATCGAAGATACAATTATCATAAATGTTCAGAATGATAAGTTCTTCGAATCAGAGAAGTCTGGTATCGCTTGCAGGAACGGTTTCTGGTATTTCAAGGACTTCCAGATTCTGAGCCGTCCTCATTCTCCGGATAACCGGAAGCGCTCTTTTGAGGACTACGATTTCGATCCGAAGGCCGAGAGTGAAGTCATCTCTCCGCTCTACGATGCCACGTTTCAGAATCCGGAAGCCCGTCGCCTGGTTGACGAGTTCATCGGCGTGACGAAGTTCGGTAAGATCACCGATACACGCAAGTCTCTTTGGATCTACGGCAAGAAGCGCACGGGAAAGAGCACTATTCTCAGCACGATTGGTCTTCTGTTCGAGAATCATCACTGCTCAGTTTCACCTCACTCGATGGGCGAGAATTTCCGACTGACGCCCATGGTGGATGCCAAGGTAAATCTGGTATTCGAAGTTCACAACGGAAAGATTAATCTCAGAGCGTCCGATGTCTTTAAGTGTCTGGTTGCTGGCGACCCGGTATTCATTGAAGCGAAGGGCAAGGATGGGTACCACACTACTCTCAATACGGCCCAGATTTACGCAATCAACCGTCCGCCCCAGTTCGACGACCAGAACGGATCGGTTAGCGACCGCATTTTGGCGGTTGAGACCAAGCAGGTGTATACCGAGGAGATGGCAAAACCCCAGTCTGAGATACTTGAGGAGTGCCGAAAAGACCTTCCAAACTTCGTCGCGGAGCTCGCGCGCGCTTTCATCCGCTTTTCGAAGCGCAAGCACTTTGAAGCCATCGAAGAGACCCGCCGCCTAGCCGTCCAGTTCAAGAACGAGAACAGCTACGATCTCTCGTCGTTCCAGGATGAATGCCTCGAGTACGGTTCCGGATATGAGACAACGTCGGAAGCAGTCTATCTGACGTATCAAACATGGCATCGCCAGGTATTTGGTGAGAGCGCCCAGTGTAATACAAGCAAGATCGCCCTGATGCAGAAGCTCACTTGGCCATCTTCAGTCAAGGTAGATGTAAGGATCGGAACACGCCGTGGATTCTCGGGTGTTCGGGTCAAGCAAGAGTACCTGTCTATCAATCAGACACACAACTAGGAGATAAAGATGAAAGAGATAGATAAGGTAGAACGGTTTTTAGCAATTCGAGGTGTAATGGATATCTACGGAGCGGTCGGTAAAACTAACTTCAGGATGCTAGATAAGGTGATGAATCTATCCGATCAACAGATCAGAGAGATCTGGGTTCAGATCCACCTGGTAGTGATGGGCGATTACGAATAAGCAGAGGCCCCACCCGGAGAAGATCCTGGTGGGGCCTAAAACTATTCTACTTTAAACTTCTTGACGATCTCAATAAATTCGTCCCGCTGCTTGATTAAATATGCTTCACGTGTTATCAGCCTATCACGTTCTCCAGCAATTAGCGTCTCATACTTGGCTTGACATGCGTTGATATTTCCAGTCATTTCCTGATGCAACGTCTGCATGAGCTGATGCTGATAGTACACGATGCCTAAGCACAAGAGAATGGCGAATGATTGTTCCTTCAGTTTCGACAGGAACGTGTCGGTCATCGAAGTGGGCTTCTCAGCGGTTTCAGGTTCCATTAGCGCTTTTGATCGATTTAATGGCCTGCTTCGTCTTGTCGATATTGAGCGCAAGTACATTTAGGACAGCCTGGAAGATGGCCATCCCTCTGCTTGGAGCGCCTCCACCATTCCTAATGCCTTCATTCACTCCCGAGGCCAAGGAAGATGCCAAGATGACCACGAGACCTACAACGTCTAGCTTATTCATGTTATTCTCCGAAGCAGGTGCTCGTATCCATCTTGCACAGGATGAGCGATAAACGTTTATCGATCCGTACTAACGTTTCCTGGATATCTCCATTAGATCGCTCAAGTTTCGACACCCGTTCCTCCAGCGCCCCTACCTGCGATTCGATCTTGGTGAACGAAACGATGACGCCGCTCACCAGAACGATAATAGTGATAACGGCTGTTAGATTCTTAGACATGAAATCTGTCATCGTTTCCCCCACCCATAAAGAATCTACTTTTTCGCAGCTGCCTCTAGAGCAGCGACCGCCCGGTCTATGATGTCTCGGCGCTCTTGGTTATGTCCCTTATAGGGCACACGAGACGTTGGTCGCATATTGTTGGTGATGGTCGGCACATCTTTAACCTTAAACGCTGACGCGTTCAGACGACCTTCCGAAGCAGTTGAATCCGATTTCACCTCCGCAGGCGCGGTTGGGGCACTCGATGCAACTGGAGATACCTCCGCTTTTGTCTCTTGGGTATTCTCTACAACTGCAGGCTTCACCCCGGACAGCACGCCGTTCAGCTTATTCCACTCTTCTCGGAAGTACTCTTCAGCTGAGGCGGCTGCTGCATCCAGGTCTAGTAATTCGCCAGTCTCGTCATAGTAATTGGAAATGACCTCAAATACAAGCTGACCGGGGTCTTGCGTCTCAGCGAGGGGACCGGATAGTTTCTGGAGATACGGGAATTTGTCGATATTGGTCTCAAGAAATGTATCTATTTCCTTCCCGAATCCTTCAATCGCCTGGCTCGCTTGCTCCTGAATCTTCTTTGCCTCTCGCTGCTCGAATTCCTTGGTGATCTCCTTGCGCAGCTCCTCGACAGAAGGCGTCTTCTGTCCCTTCTCCTTCGCATCTTGATAGTCGAGAAGGGATTGCGTGAGCTCATCATATGTAATACCAAGTTTACTGAGTAGCTCTTCGGGATTTTGCTTAGCGATATCTTTAGCTTTCTGGAAGTAAGACAGCTCCTCCACCTGCTTCTGATACGTTTCGAGCTGCTTCTTATATTCCACTTCCTTCTTGATGAAGCTTGCCTCTTTCTTGGCAAGATCCAGCAGTTTGGAGGACGATGGCGTTTCGGGTGCCTTCGCCGCTTCAGGAGTGGATTCAGGAGTGGTCGTCTCAGCTGTTGACGGAACTACAGGGGCTGCTTCAGTCATGCTATTCATCCTCCGATAGGTGCTTCCAGGCGTGTTGTGAACGAATTTTCGCGCACCACTGTTGTGAGATGCCATACTTCCGAGCTATCTCAGATAAAGATCCAATGGCCTTGCGTATTTCACGAACGCTAGCTTCAGTTAGCCTGGCGTTTCCGTGTCTTTCTCCCTTTGCGATGTGATTCTCCATTATACGATCCCAGGAGCGCCAGCAGCCTCAGCCACTAGAGCTTCAGCCCCAGGGAGCGGAGCAGTCGCCGCAGGAAGCGCAAGCTGGCTCGCCTCAGCAGGTGATACCTGGACGCCGAGCTCAGGAGTCGGCAAATTCGGGATGACCGGCTCAGGAGCTTGCATAACCGTCAGATCCTTGACGAACTGGCGTATCAGCTCTAGCTTCTCCTCACCCTCACCCAGCTTCTTGCCCAAAGCGTAATACTGTAAAGCCAGTTTCTGAGCCAGCTGGAGGTTATCCATCGGATCCGGAGCCGTGTACTCAGTATCCTCGAGCATCTTCTCGAATACTTCCTTGAGGTACTCGTCTTGAGCCGTGGATAGGAGGTTAGAAGCCTCAATATCCGGGAAGTTCAGGAGCTCGCGCTGCTCCACCGGATCCAGGAGACCACGCTTCACGAGATCGTCGATGGCCTCGAGACGGCCAGCGGGATCATTCGGAAGGCTGGAGGACGGGAATACTGAGATCGAGTAATCCTCCTCTGCCACTTTCACGTGCTTGAAATCTAGCTTCTGCATGCCCTTAGGACTAGTGATATTGACCGGGTAGTGCCCCTTGTTGGCTTCTGCAATACGTTTTACCATAGTCATAGCACACTTCGCGATATCTACGAAGAACTGCTCGATATCCTGCGAGAATTCCAGGAACCGGGCAGACTCAATGTCGTTATACTCACGGAGGGCCACGCCGGAGTTCAAACCAGCGGGCTTCTGGGCGAACGCGGATAGGCTCGAAACGCCTGAAATCTGGTACGAGCGCCCGATCAGAGTGTCCAAGTTCCGATAGAATTCGGGAGGCAGGACTGGAGGTGTGATGTACTCAGGCTTGTTCCCCGTGTACTTGATGATAGTACCAATGTTATTATTGAACGACTCAACCGGGATCTGGCTACCATTCTGCACGAGAATCTTGAATGATCCGGACAAGTGGTAGGACCGCTGCTGGACGGCCAGGAGCTTGTTGATCTCGAGCTGCGTGGACTTCAGCTGCTCAGCGAGAGACTGGCTCCAATAACCTGAGAACGGCTGGGTCCACGATATCTTGCTGAACGGGAACTGCTTTTCGGTCCATTCCCCATACCCAAGGAGACAGTCAGGAACGGCCAAGAGATGCCGTCCATCCTTCTTTTCCTCTCCGGATCCGATCTTCCAGGCCTCTAATACTTCGATCTGGTCCGTCGCCGGGGATGTCGAGTGTATCCGAACGTTGAATAGCTGCTGACTCTGTGCGATCTCGTCTTTCTTCTCTGGGAATAGATCCATAAGGGCCTGACGGCTAACCAGCTTAATGCGATACATGTGAGTGGGAGTAGCACCACCGACGCACTCCATCTCGTCAACGAAGATCTCATATGGGATGACACGTTCTAATTTTACTCGATCATTTTCCGCAAAGATATGGACAAAACCATCTCCATAAACCAGGGCATCACGAAGTACACTTCGTGACATCGAATAAACGTCATTCTCCTGAAAGATCCCATCCGCAAAGTACCCCAGTTTTTTGGCTGCCTTCACTGCCCGGAACCCACCAGCGTTCGTAAGGAAGCGCGCGCGGGGGCGAAGACGGCTTAGCTTTGAGATGAGGGTATCAATATTCGACTGGACTGCGTTAAACGTCAGCCGGTCCGGAAGAACGTTCGCCGTGTTCCAGTTAGATCCGGATGAACGGGAATAGCTAGCAATATAATCGGGGACACCGTAGAGCCTAGACTCAATACGGTATCTGGCGATACGTGATTGGATGTCGCGTTCCAACAACGTAATCATTTGCTTTACGGAGTCAAGTACCTCGTAAGCATCATCAAAATACCACCATTGACTCGCTGGAGTATAATTATCTGAGTTAGAAGAATTTACCTGGATCTTCTTGTTGGGGTTTACGGCCTTAACGTCATTTAGCCGGAAGTCTTTGCTATCTGCCATGACTTACTCCTGAGTAGGTTTATCCTGGTCGCAGCCATGGAGACACTCTCCGGCTTCGTTAGACTCCCATATTGTATGACCGCACTTTTGCTTTTCGGTCTCATCCTCAAATCGAGATGGCTCATGCTCGATCTTTTTAGCAACCGGAGCGCCAAGCGATATGGATTTTCCATCTATAGATACAGATAGTATACCATATGAGTGCATGGTGTCGACCATCTCATCTATAGGAAGGTCAATAAGATCTGAAAGTCTCATAAGCCGTCTCCATATAGCTCTTCGTTGCCCCAGATCAATTCCTGACGTTCCATACGCTGGCGGTCGAACTGAGCATTCATTTCAGCTTTTTCTTTTTCCATGTCGCTCATGGTGCTAACAAGATCAGGAGTATGAGTATAAGCGTAGCAATACCGATAAGCATAAAGAGCAGCGTCGCAGCAATCGCCGTGAAACGAAAGATCTTCTTTATAAATCCCACGTTCTAGAGCCCTCTTATTCCAAACCGCTTTATCGTACTCATTTATTAACGACCCACATTTCGTAGGATCGACTTTGACTTTTCCTGATATGAAGTCCGAGTTCATGATACGTATGAACGAGACTTTGTCAGTCTTCTCAGCCGCCACCAGAGGTAGCTGATGATGTCTCACGATCTCTTCGACCGCCTGTTTATTGGCTCCATCCACTATGAAGTAATTAATCGGATAGAGTCCCATCCACTCTCGGATCCGGTCAGCGGTATCCGATATAGTCAGTCCACGCCATTTGGATGATTGGATGATGTACGTATTAGGGTCGTGGTCGTGGTATGCCATCAATACAAGTGCGGTCGCATCGTTGAATCCAAGGTCGATGCCGAGCACGTAATTCCAATTCTTCCAGGAATATTCCTTCAGAATTCCGTCCCAGTCATTTCTAGCCGAAGTATACTTATAAATTCGATTCGAATCTTCAATCACCCACTGGCCAAGATAGTGTTGCTTATACCAAGGCTGCTCCTCAACGAACGGATCGGCCGCCTTAAGGTCCCTGATTGTCTCAGCCCATTGAGCGGCCATGAACGGATTATCAACCGTGGACCACGTGTAGACGCGCCAGCCGTTTAGATCGCGTCTCTGGGGCGGCGATACGGGCACATCCCTCGTCAAGTCAAAGAAAATACCTTCTTTGCGGTTGTCCGGGGTGCCGCACATAACGATCGTGCCCTGAAGATCTGCCATCGCGGGCTTCAGGACCTTGTATATCAGGGCATGTAGATCGATCGAATAGGATGCAGCCTCATCTATAACCGCTAAAGCGTATTTCTTTCCGAGCAGCTTATCCTTCTCCGCTTCAGAATCATCCACTCCAAGAACGTATATGATTGATCCGTTCTCCAGAGTGATAGTCAGCTCGGTCTCGTTGATCTTGGCTTCTAGGTCGTACTTCTGTAGGATGACCTTTAATATATCATTCCATACAATTCGCTTGGACTGGTCCCGCGTTAAACCGATATACACGGAAGACGTTCCCGGGCGCTCGAGAGCGGTTTTGACTAGGTACAACCCCGCCGTATAGCTCTTGGCGCTACGACGTGTACAGAAGAGGGCTTTGAGCTTGGAAGAATCGTTAATGAACTGGCTTTGGAGGTCGAACGTATCTTTAGTTAAATCCGGGCATGTCTTCGCCTTGAGGAGCTTGGTGATTTCCTTCCGCTCCTCAGCAGTCAAAGACTTCCACATTGATTTAACATCAACTGCGTCCATTAGACTCCCGATCCTTCGCAGCCTGGATGATCTCTAGGATCCTCTTAGTACGCTCCTCCTCAGTGATAACATTTAGCTCTACCTTAGGCTCCTTGAATAAATTCGTCATCTTCCCTAGGATTTCGAGAGCCTTCAGCTTACCGCCGAGACGATACTTAACACAGTCTCCATCCACTTCGATCTCGGTTATCGATTTGCGAAGCGGATCCGGTAGCTCTCTCAGCTTACGAGGCTTCCCATTCTCATCTATTACCTCACCAACGTCCGCAAACGCCATGGACAGTAGATTTTCAGTCGTAAGTGCTGCGGCTTCCTCTATCCGACTGGCCCGAAGCTTATTCTCTCGGTCTATGATGAGTCTGACATCCGGTCTTGCTGCTAACTTCCACGCCCTTCCCCGGATGATGGCATTATTCTCTGCGCCTGGATGGCTCATAATGTACGACTGAACGAAGTTAAATCCCGCCAAGACATTCATAATGAATTTTTGGACTGGCTCCTTTAATTTCTGGAATACAAGATCACCCTCCAGAGCCATTACTCATTCCTCCAATACTTGATTCGATATGGAGGAATAGTATATACCTGACCCTCCTTAGCTTCTACGGTGAGGTATCCTGAAGACATATCGAGTCTCTTGACCAGCTTGATAGTGCGCTCTTCACGGTCAGGAACAATAGTCAGATGATATCCGTAGATCGGCGGGGGAAGTGTGAAGTCTAGCAGTACTTCTTTGAGGGATCCTGGTACAATCCACTTCTCGACTTCCGAAGGCCATGAACTATCAGGATTCTGCTGTATTGTGGGCTTCTCAACTACTTTGTCCTTATTAGGCTTGGACATCTTGCGTCTCCTCTAGTAGATACGGGCAGTAAATAAAATGCGAGTACTTTGGATTTTCCTTTAAAAGCCTTTCGACATTAAAGTCGGGGCTCTTATGGGTATAGAATATAGGCTCGGACCAGATTAGCTTTTCCATTAGCCGTTCAGCGATCTTCACCTTACGGCACGCCTGCTTCACATACATATAATGGATAACGTTCGGCTTTCCGATAACGATATATCCATAGAAGAACTCGGGGCAGTCGTAGCTACTAGCCACATGGATTTTAGTATCTCGGCGCGCCAAAATTCTCTCAATGCGCTTCCGTTGATATTCCATATAGATCGGAGCGGGGACAGCACGGACCGATGAGGAGTCTTTGAAGTTCTTGAGCCATGTGGACATGATGAAGGCCTGGTCGGACACCTCATCGTAGTCCCGAATGGTCACAATCATTAGTTCTTCACCTGGTTGATCTTATCCAAGAAGATAACACCAGATGACGCGCGGCGAAGGATAACCTGCGCCTCAAAACCCATAGCTTCATGGAGATCGCGAACTACCTTATAATGCTGGGTAAACATCTCCTGGGTTATCAGACCACCGGCAAGAGCGTTCATCGATCCCTCTAGCGTCTCCATCTCTGCCTTTAGAGTGGCGATTTTAGTATCGACTCCAACATGGATTTCAACGCACTTATTGTAGTCAGCACGAATTTCTTCGTATTTTTCATCCAGACCTTGTACATTTCGATGATCCTCGACGAGGTTGAATACCTCTTCGCACGTTTGACGTTCATCTAGTTCCTGCACCGCCTGCTCGATTTCACTTGCAATGTTGCTCATGATATGGATCTCCTGGTTCTATTGATCAATAGAAGCCTAAGACACTTTACTCAGCGGTAGTTCCTTCGCGTTCTAACTCGATGCGACGGGGGCTTACGGGTCCCTCACCAGAAGACGCCGACTTTTCGAACGTTTTTTGTAGGGTCCTAATTTGAGTCGCAGTAAATCCTGATACCGACATCCCAAGCAATTTCTCAACAGACCTCATTTGCTTCGGATCGATCTTCTCACCGGCCTTGCGCGCTTCCACAATCTGGTCTAATATTTTCATCTTTAAGGAAGCATAGTTGGCAGGATAGACCTTGCCCAACACCTCAACGGCTGCGTCTGGGACGTATTTTTTACTTTCTATATCGTCGAATATAACGTCTATATTGCGTACGTACCTACTGTATTGACCGTATTCGTAAATCTGCCGACGGTCCGGTTTAATGTCGGCATAAGCGTTATCTTTCGGCTGAAAGATAGAGTCCATCTTCTGCTTTAGAAAGAGAGCCGCTCTGGGAGTAACCATAGAGGCGTCAGCAGCGAGTCTAGGATATGCGGCGTCGACTCGCGACATTTCGGATCCAAACAGTGCCGTACTCTTTCCAATTGCATCTGGTCCCGTAAGATCAGTTAGCCATGCTCGATCCGCCTCAAATCTATCTCTTGCCCCCTCGATCGAATCTTCAGGGGTCGGAGGCATCATCCCAAATACATTGCGGCTCGCGACACCGCCGATGTTGGTCTTACGCTCCGCTGCTCCAGTAAGCTTCGTAACAACGCCCGGGTTCCTTACTATCGAGATTGCCGCAGTGTCTAATGCCCGGTTCACCTGAGCACCCCACATCTGGGCTGCCGCATAATTGTTGACCAAAGCCTTCTGGTTATACATCAAATTATAGGCGAATCGTCCACCTACTGCCAGACCCGCCGTACCCAATCCGACCGGAATCCCAAGACCCTCATCTGCCTTTTCCGCTAAATATCCAGCGCCTGCACCTAAACCGGCTGAGACCGCGTACCCTAGGAGCGGGCTAAGCGGTTGAACCTCCGGGAGCCTAGCCCCTATGAGATTTTCGTTGTAACTAAGTACCAATGGATTTCGAATTGCTGCTTTCGGTAATCCTAGGCTAAGCGGCTCGGGTGGCAATAAACGTTCTCTACCAAGTATCGGAAGTGATGGAATGTCTTCCCCCATGTCAGAAAACGGTGTAGTCATCCCGGGGCGTGGTCGGGTCGCTAAGTCTGGACGATAGAATGACGATGATGGCGGAGCACCTTCTACATCTACGATAAATCGCTCTAAACGCCCAAGAGCGTTCTGTAGTCTCTCCAAAGGTTCCGGATAGTCAAAATCTACAGATACAACTTGGTTCGTGGTAGGGTCCCGAGTGACCTGTATCGGAGATTCTTTGACCGCTTTTTCAAGGCCTATATTATATCGGTAGCTGCCGTCATCCTTTTTAGTCATAAATTGTCTGCGTAAGTCAGCACGAGCAGCTCGCACCTCGTCACCAATAGATGCAAGCTCTGCCTGTAGAACATCAGCACGCGGACCTAATCCAGCAGCTCGAATATCGTCGATCACTGAAGATTCCGAGCTTAATACTTGATCATAAAAAGATTCAATATTATCATATTGGTATTGAGCATTGCTACGGAATTTGGTTAATTCAGGCGCGATATCAACATCAGCCGCCGCCTCCGCCACGCTTAAGCCTTTTCTGATATCCTCTAACTCGGCAACACCGGTCATCGAACCCAATTTTGGGTATAACTTGCTAGCTAATTTTGATGAGGCAAAGCGAAGACCACGTATTCCTTCAGAAACCGCAGTAACGATCATTGGGGTGGCTGCACCAAGCGCTGTGTTGATTGCGACCGAACCTGCGATGTCAGTCAATAGTTGGGATGCTAGGTGTTCAGACATTACCTTTGCGTCTTGCTCAGATAAATTACTGTCGAGTGCCGTCCCCTTAATAATAATATTCCCAACGCGTGGAATTGATGATACAACCGACCCCGCTCCACTAGCAAGCGCTGCATCCAGTGCGTCTGCTCCAGCTTGACCTAGTCTGCCCTCCCACCCCATATTGCGATAATTGTCCGCCATTCTAGTAGCAAGAACACGACGCGCTTCATCCCTTACATATCGCTCTTCAGCCTTTCTAGATACCGGCTTACGAGTGACCCTTGCTGCAGTCTCCGCGATCGGACCTGGCTTGGATAGGGTTTCGGCTGTATTGAGTAATTTCAGCTCTTCCTGAGTAAGCTCAGTGCCAACCGCTCTCGCAGCACGAAGGCGCTCAAGCTGACCCGCTACCTCCGCCTCTACCTTCCCTACTGTCGTCCCCTGGCGAGCAGCTTGACGAGCGGCACCGACGCGACTGGCCACTTCAGCCCCGGCCTCCAGTTCTTTCGCGCCCCTTAGTACTTCTGATGCAAGTCCGCCCACTCCTGGTATTTTACTAACTGTACGAAGAGCCGTTGCAAACTTAGCTGGAGCTATAGCATTGGTAACCCAAGCCAATGGGTCTAGCATAGCGCCTACAACCGCGCCAGCTGCTTCTGCCCTCGGATTTTCGCGCTTTCTTGCTTCAATATCTGCTTGCGTCAAAGGTAGGCCCGGAATCATACCAAGCGTTCTCTCACCTACATCCGCAAGAGAGGTATCTCCGAAGCCCGGGATGAGGCTTGTGACGCTCGTAGGATCGTAACCACGCGCTAGCCCTTCAAAAAACGCTCCGATAGTACTTCCGGCGTCTCCATATTCATTCGTGCCCTGACGGATAACGGTGCCACCTTCACGCAATAAATCTTGAGCGCGCTTCGCGCGTTTTCTGGCTTCCTCAGGTGATACTCCGGAAGCTTCAATACGCTTCACCAATTCCGGATCTAAGGTCTCCGGCGTTGTATCAACCTTCCCACCTAATTCGGCAAATGGTTTGTCTGGAGCCGAAGGAACAGCGCCCAGATCTGAATATGGATTGGAAGGCGGTACTACTTCCTGTGCTCCGAGGTCTGCATACGGGTTATCTTGAGCCATTGCACACCTCTTATGGGTTAACTAATCCACGAGCACGAGCGGCTGCTTCATTCGCCTTCGGGAATTCATATAAAACCCCTGTTTTTGGATCCTTCAATTTCACTGTGCCACCCACTGGTGTAGGGATTCCATCAGGTCCGATATAAACGTCTGCCATAGATCGAACCTTTTCTCTATATCCGTCCGCAATCAATCTAGCTTTCTCACGATATACTGCTTCTGAGAACTGTCCGGTATAAAACAATCCGTTCGGACTTAATTCGATGGCCAAGCTTGCACGGTCGGACGGCTGTAAAACGCCTAATTCTTGAATTTTGCCAAGGTCCGGAATCATTGCATCAGACAGGGCCTGATATGTACCAACATCTTTCCGATCGGTCCATGTGCTTACCGGCTGATATCCATGCTTCCTTGCCAGACGGGCCGCAGCATTCCACTTAGTTAAAAACCCTTCAGCGCCCGAACGTATTTGCTTTAGGTCTTTCTTGGTAGGATCATCTTCAATAAATACATATGCCTCGGGGGTTGCTGACAGAGTGGTTTCACCGCTAGTAGATACCACCTTTGGAAGTGCTACGAAGTTAGCCGCATTTTTCGGATCGGTCTTGCGGACATCCGCATATTGCTCAGGAGTGGCATAACCGGCCTCAAACGCGGCTTTGGCGCCAACACTTGGAACAGCTTTAGCGCTGCCAGCTTTAGCGCTGCCAGTTCGAGCTTTACGATCTTCGAACTGATCCCAAAGGAACTTCTGACGATCAAGTTCCAACCGAGCGCTGGTTAATGCCTGATTAACGGGCTTAGACTCGGCTTCAACGAGGTCGGTAAACGCCTTTAATTCCTTTTCGCGAGCTGAGGCCAGCGCGGATTCAGACTTGGTTAATGCGAGCATCCGCAGACGTTCATCAACGATGGGCCCCGCCACCTTACGTACCTGATAGGCACGAATGCGTTCCATCGAGGCACGAGCTAATTCGGACGACGCCTTGATATCTCCGGTCTGGTCCATGTACATCTTCAGCAAGCCCTGCTTCTTAGACAGCAAGGAGTACTGACGATCCATATCTCGATCTATTTGGCGATCAAACCACTGTGAAAATGATTCGCCACCACCAGAAGACATTCCACCCAGTGCGCCCAAGACTACCTGCCATCCTGCAGGTTCGGCTCCGGCTAAACGCTCTGCACGGTCATATCCGGCCTCTACATCTGCTCTAAGGCGATCCGCCGCAGCTTCTGCTGCCTGGAGACGACGCTGTACTTCTAACTCTCGGGCCAGTTCCAAGTCATTCTGAGCGGCAAGAAGCGGTTCAGTTATCTGTTGCTCAATTACCTGTAGCGCATCCGCCCGGCGCTGAGCCTTTTCAGCGTTAACTACAGCCTCGGTCATAGCGGCCATGGCCGGAGTCTTAGCCACAGTCGCAATATCGAGCGGAGAAGGTGGTTCGGTAGCGGCTCCGAATTGTGGAGCCACATCAGCAGCTAACTTGGAAGGTAACCCAGCAGCTTTTGCAGACGCTTCCACTAAAGCAGGAGTGACTAGCCCCGGTGGCGTGGCAACACTTGATACACCATCAACGGGAGCACCAGGGCCTGCGCTAGGCGCGCTAGCGGCTGGAGCTTGGGGCGCAGGAGACGCATCCTTGGCTAGAAGATCTTTGGCGGCTTTCGTGCTTCGTGCGACCGCGAGACCGTAATTACGTGCTTTGGCCTCTCTATCTGCATCGGCTTTCGCATCACCGGTCAATCCGCCTAAAAGGTCTATTGCTTCCTTGTAACCCTCGCGGTAGGCCGGTACGAATTCCTTGCCTAGGTCCGTTTCCAAAGCCATTTCAGCGTCTACGGCTCCGACCATTTTCGCTAACGGGCCAGACGTTTCGCGCTTTCTACTTTTGGTCACTAACTCTGGCGCTGGACCACCGACTTCTGCCGAAGTAAGCTCGTCCGGAGTTATAAAGTCCAAAAATCGACTAACCATCGATTTTTCAGCCGGTTTCTCCGCAACGGTCTCGGCTGCTGCAGGGACGGAAGGCGCCGGGGTCTCAGTGGCCTTAGGCTCAGTGGCTTTAGGCTCAGTCTTAGCAGCAACCGGAGTAGCTTCTCCAAATGTTGCAGTGACGGTGCCCTTCTTAATTGGCTCCGGAGCGGTGTCTTTCTTCGGCTCATCCTTGCCAAGCACGGCTGTCGGTTTTTCTCCGGTTCCCCATTTCTTTTCATTAATGCGGCGACGAGTATTCTCGAGGATCACCTCAGGTGTTATCCCCTTCATCTTCGCATCGGCACGAGCCTGCTGAAGTATCGGATCCCAGTCGTTCTGATTTAATCCAGACACCGCGAGTTCGGCTTCAATATCAGGCAGTACCATCTCAGGAGCCGCTAAGGGCTCAGCTGGTTGGGTGGTTTCAGGTTCTACAACGCCACCCTCTTGCATCATTTGAATCCGCTTCAATGACACATCAGGAGAAATACCGGCGTTGTCCCTTTGATATCCGATCTGGGGACCTTCAGGATACGGATTTGAAACCATGGACCCTGTGAAATTACGATCCTCCTGCGGGCGAAGAACGGTCACCTCGCCGCCGAGAGCCATATTCCGGAGCCTTCTCTGCATCTCGAGGTATTTAGACATTATTCAACCGCCTTCTTGCCAAGAGCGGCCTTGAGAGCCAGCATCTTTGCGTCTGACTTATCCTTATTCAACAAAAGAGCCTCAACGAATTTCTTGGAGGCCACACCGGGCTTAGGAGACGCTACAATAGAACGAGGGATTACGATCTCGCCAGGTGATAGCATGGCAGGAACCGTATCATTGGCCTCATCATCCATCTTATCATAATGGCCCATAGCAGCACTCACTTCACCGCCCTCGGCCATACATTCGCCACCTTCGGCTAATTTATTCTTCTTAGCCATCTTCATCATAGTGGCGTACGCAACACGCTCTCCCTCTTCAGCGCCGTACTGCTCCTTGAAGCCCTTCATGTTCTTCTTGGCAGCGGCATGGGCAGCTATCTGCTTCGCCTTAGAGACCTTTCCACCCTGTGCGTAGCGCTGGATCAATCCACCCTGAGCCGCTTTTTTAGGAACGGGGCTTTTCAATTCAGCTACCGTTTTTGCCACACCACCTAATTGGCCACGTGCACGAGCGGCCGATTCATATGCACTAATTTCTTGGCTAAGTTTCAGGCGGTCGGCCTCTTGCTTCGCTTTTTGGTCCGCCTCAGCCGCATCGAATTCGCGCTTCCGCTGTGATTCCTGGGTCTCGACACCAAGACGCTCTTGGCCAAGGCCTGCGGTGGCAGAGGTACCAAACAACTGGCCTTCAGCCGTTCGCATATTACCAAGTACGTTCCCAAGGGCGGCCTCAGCAGCCTGCTGCTCCTGGGCACGCAATATTGAAGCCTGTCCTGCAGATTGCTGAGAGATGTCAGCCTGTTGACGGAGCAGCAGACGTTGGGCTAAAGCGGGGTTGATGCCCCGACCAGCGGCGGCAAGACGTCCTGCAGCATCCCGAGCATTTTGCTCCATGGATTGGCGGAGCTGCAGCTCAGCTACGGACGGGCCTCCACGACCTTCCGCACGCGCCCGAAGGACGTCAGCCAATGATTGCTGCTGACGACCGGCAGCTTGACTCGCGGCTTGGGCCTGCCTCAAATAATCATAATAAGCAGCCTTCTCGAACTCGGACATCCGACCAACAGCCGCCGGATTAATCAAATTTGCTTCAAATTTCTGGCGTTCTGGACCCATCAGTCCTGCACTTACTAAAAGATTAGCCCCACCTTCAGTGGCTAATCCTGCACCGCCTTTTTCATTAAGATATCCTCTTTCTTCATCAGTTAGTGGGCGACCCTTTTGCCATTCTGCTAGTTTTTCTAGGTTCGTTTTGCCAGACCCGTCCCCTGCAAAGAATTCCACGATGCTGTCATACCAGGCCATAGCACACCTCTTTTTAGTAAACGGTTATAAATGACTTAGCCGAACACCTTGGTGTCTGGCAGGCGGTTCTTACCGCCGATGACCCCGTAGGAGAGACGTACGTTCGATAGATTGTATCCCTCAGCAGTCATGAGCACGTCCGAAACCCGCATCTTGAAGCTCATGCACTTCTGAACAGAGGGCCGGATCTCGTATTGATAAAGATCAAATACTCCACCGTACGGCGTTTCGACCCCGTAGACACCCGTTCCGTATACTGCAGGAGCGGTCGGAACTACCGTAATAACTTGGCTATAAGCGTTATTGTAGTTGTAGAACAATTCAATCTGGAGATCATGCGCGCTCTTGAATTCACCAAGGAGCTGGGCGGCCCAGAATCTCTGGTATCCTTGCACCCCTCCGAATTGAAACCAGTTGGTCGTGAATTCCATCGGGTAGGGAGTTCCGTCATCCGAATATATTGTAGGATCTTCGACGGGCACGAGACCGGTAGACTTAATAAACGCGTGAGTGCTGTTCCAGATGCAGGAATCCACCGCATAAAGGTTTGTGAATGTAGCCCAGTTGTCCACGAAGTAATCGTATACTAGGAAAATGCCGCTATCAAGCGTAAGGCGGACCTGATTCACA